CGAGCGATCGGCCGGACCAGAAGACGACGGCGAGGGAAAGTCCGCCGCGACGGGTGGTGGCGGCGAGGAGAGGTCCGCCATACTGGATGACGGCGACGGCGACTGGCTGTACTGAGACATGGCCGACGAGAGGCGACAGATACGCGCGGTGGTGCGGGCCCTGGAGGGGGTAGCCGAGAGGGTGGTGGCGAAGATAGTCCTCGACGTCACGGCCAACCTCATAGAGACGACGCCGGTCGATACCGGCTGGGCGCGCGCGAACTGGGTGCCCGCCATAGGCGCCGCGTACGCGGCCGACCTGCGCGGCGTCAGTCCGACGATCGGCGCCATCTCGGGCGCGGACGTGCTGCAGGTGGCAGGCCAGACGGCCGTGGCGACAGGCTACAGGATAGGACAGGGCTCCGTGTTCGTCTCGAACAACGTGCCCTACATAACGCGGCTTAACGATGGTTCCAGTTCGCAGGCGCCCGCCGGCTTCGTGCAGCGGGCCATAGCGAAGGCCGTGACCAGGGACATAGTGGGGCTGAGGGTATGACCACTCTCAACGCGGCCCGCGAGGCGGTGTACGCGAGGTTCGTCGCCAACTTCGCCGGCACGGCGAACCTCGTCTTCGACAACGAGGAGCCGGGGTTCGACGTGGACGCGGTGACCGCGTGGGTGCGGCTGTCGGTGCGGGGCATCGTGCGCAGCCAGGACACGCTCGGCGCCGCCGGGAACCGCAAGTTCAGGGCCACGGCGTCGGCGTTCGTGCAGGTGTACACCAAGTCGGATACCGGCGTACAACAGTCGGACGCACTGGCCAAGGAGGCCGCGGACATATTCGACGCGGTGGGCTTCGGCGGCCTGGACTTCAACGCGGCGCAGTTCAAGGAGACGGGGCCAGACGGCAAGTGGTACCAGCAGGTCGTCGAGTGCCCGTTCGATTACGACGAGATAAAATAGAGGAGGAAGACCATGGGTCGCGTCCTGACCAACAACGTTAGCCTGTCCTACACGATCGAGACGTCGCTCGGCGTGGCCGGTACCTCCTGGTTCGTCATGGAGCCGAACGAGATAGGTGCCTTCGGCGCCGAGATTTCTACGGTGGCCCGCAACCCGATCAGCAAGAACCGCCAGCGGCGCAAGGGCACCGTGACCGACCTCGACAGCTCGGTGGAGCTGCAGCACGACCTCACGCTGTCTGCGTTCCGCGACTTCATAGAGGGCTTCTGCTTCGCCACTGGCGTCAACTCCGACGTGACGGAGCTCGCGGCCACGGCCGCGGAGACGACCGGCGACAGCTACACCGGCCTGACGGCACTCACGGCCGCGCAGGCGGACAAGTTCGAGGTCGACACCCTGATATGGGTGACGGGCGGCAGCGACCCGGCGAACGTCGGCCTCAAGTCCGTCGACGCAGACATAGCGGCGGCGGCGACGGCCATCTCCGTGGCGGAGAACCTGGTGGACGAGACGGCGAGCTTCGTCATCTCGTTCGCGGGGCACCGCATCGCCGCCGCCGACGTGGTCACGTGGACGTGGAGCGGCGCCGCCGCACAGGCCACCCTGGCCCTGACCGGCCTTGGCACCGAGCTGCAGGCGCTCGGCCTCACGGCGGGCCAGTTCGTGCACGTGGGCTCCATCGCGTCCGCCGGCGGCGCGATCCAGAACGCCTTCGAGAACAGCGCGGCGAACGACATGTACGGGTACGCGCGGGCGGTCAGCTTCACCGCCAACGCCGTCGTCTTCGACAAGGTCGACGCGGCGCTGCAGTTCACCGACGCCACCGACCCGGCCACGGCGGTCGACCTGCTATTCGGGGAGTTCGTCCGCAACGTCACCGTGGACGACAGCGAGTACCTTGAGCGGTCGTTCCAGTTCGAGGCGGAGTACCCGAACCTGGACGCCCCGAACCCGGAGTTCGAGTACGCGAAGGGCAACTTCTGCAACACGCTGGCCTTCGAGCTGCCGCTGACCGACAAGGCGGGCCTCTCCGTGGGCTTCGTCGGGACGGACACGGACAGCCCGGTGGTGGAGGGGTCGCGCAAGACCGGCGCTAGCGCCGCCGCGCAGCCGCTATCCACAGTGGCGTTCAACACGACGCCGGACATCGCGCGCCTGCGCATCACCGACGTGGATGAGACGGGCCTCACGACCGACTTCAAGTCGCTGACGATGACCATCAACAACAACGTCAGCCCGGAGAAGGTCATCGGCACGCTCGGCGCGAAGTACATGAATGCCGGCAACTTCGACGTGGACCTCGAGGCGCAGCTCGTGTTCACGGAGGGCCTGGTCATCAACCGCATACGCGACAACACGACCGTGACCATGGACTTCATCGTGAAGAACGACGACGGCGTCATAGGGGTGGACATACCGTCCATGACGCTCGGCGGCGGCGGGCGCGACTACCCGGAGAACGAGAGCGTGCTCATCAACCTGTCGGGCCAGGCGTTCCAGGACGCCACGCTCGGTACGTCAATCGGCATCAGCATCTTCCCCGTGCCGATCCCGTAAGCAGATACGACGGCTGCTGCGGGCCGAGCGCTCGCGGCAGCATGTGTCGTGTAGTCATCGCATAGCAAACAGGAGAAAGCGAGACAATGGTCGACTTCGGACACCTGCGCCAGCACGACGTGCGCGCCGACAGCACCGCCGATTACGCCCTGGTGCAGATCAGCACCGGCGAGAAGACCCCCACCCTTGTGCTACGCCCCGCCACGGAGGTCAACAGGCCGTACTTCAACGCGCTGCTCAAGCGCACCTCCAAGAGGGCGCGGCTCCTATCAGCCGGCAACCTGAACTCGAGCATGCTCGAGGAGAACCGCGCGGAGGACCGGGCCCTCTACCCGCAGTACGTAGTCACGGGGTGGCGCGACGTGGTCGACGCCGGGGGCGAGGAGGTGAAGTTCTCCAAGGAGGCCGCGGCAGACTTCGTGCAGGCGCTACCAGACTGGGTCTTCGACGACGTGGCGGCGTTCGCGCGCAACCCGCAGAACTTCGCCGGCGGGCCGGTCGACGCCGAGGACGTGGCAAAAAACTAGCCGCGCGGCTCAAGTGGGAACTGCGGTTCGACCGGGACAAGTTCTCGGTCGAGGCCGCAATCCGCAAGGGTCGCCGTCTCCCCCCGTGGTTCCTCGAGGAACCGCCGTACGTGGTCGGCCAGGACTTCTACCTGAGGGCTTTCTGGTACCTCAGCAGTTGCAGGCAGCTCGGTCAGTCGATAGGGCCGATACCGTCGGACAAGTCCGAGTGGTACGCCGTGTGCAAGGCGGGCCTGGATCCGGCCATGGCAGAGGCCTTCATGTACGTTATGGTGCAGATGGACGCGGCGTACCTCGAGTGGATCGAGGAGGAGAACGAGAAGCGGCGCAAGTACGGGGGTAAGCGGGGAAAACCCGGCGCCAAATAGGGGAAGCAGGAATTGGCCACGACCTTCCGGATCGTCGTACAGGTCGACCCGTCGCAGGCCGCGCGCGGCACGCGCGAGGTCGAACGCGGGCTGAACCGCGTTAACTCCGCGGCGGACCGCACCAGGGGCCTGCTCGCCCGCGCGTTCACGGTGGCCGGCGCGGCCCTGGTCGTGCGCCAGCTCGCCTCCGTGGCCGACGCGTACACTGGCATAACCAACAGGCTGCGCACGGTCATCGAGGACCAGGGGGTGCTGAACGGCACGCTCGACCGCCTGTCGGGCATAGCAACGCGCACGAGGACGGCGCTCGACAGCGTCGTGACCCTGTACCAGAGGGGATCCATCGCGGCCGCGGAGCTCGGCGTGTCGAACGGCGAGCTGCTAACCTTCGTCGAGCGCGTGGGCCAGGCGCTAGCGATCCAGGGGGGATCCGCCGCGGCGGCGTCTGGCGCGCTCATACAGCTGTCGCAGTCCCTCGGCTCCGGCATCGTGCGCGCCGAGGAGTTTAACTCCATTCTCGAAGGGGCGTTCCCGATCGCGCAGGCTGCGGCGCGGGGCCTGGATGCAGCGGGCGGTTCCGTAGCGCAGCTACGCCAGCTGATCATAAAGGGAAAGGTCACGTCCGAGGCATTCTTCCGGGGGTTCCTCAAGGGCTCCGAGGGCTTCGGCGCCATATTCGCGAGGGCCGTGCCGGCCATCGGCCAGGCGCTCCAGGTACTCAGCGACAGGTTCACGCTGTTCTT